CCATCTCCCAATAGTAAACCCACAAGAAAACGCCTAACTCCATATAGCTAGAAGGATAACCTAGAATCTACATGAAGAAAGCTATAGAACCTAAAAGACGGAACATAACAGACTCCCCACAAGCGTATACAGATTCCTTATAGACAAACTCCAAGTCCCTCTAAGTACACCACAAGATGCATACAAGCCCCTTAAGACCTACAGCCAGTACCTATAAGTATATAGAATACTTAAGGATACAAGATAGTTTAAAGTATCTAGTAGACAAGATCCTAAGTATGTGTTATTATACTATTAGTACCCGTCGAAGATATACTCTAAAGTTTATACAAGTAAGATATAAGCCTAATAGTATACTAATAACAGTACAGCCAATAGACAGCTAACATACTAATAGGTATACCTGTTAGTATCCCTGCTGATAACCATAAGGATAAAGATATGAAGGTAATTAACAGAACAAAGGAGACTAAAAGGAAGTTAGCTGAATTACCTGATGAACTTAAGTTTAAGATGCTTATGTCCTACTCCCAAGGAGTCCAAGTTAAGGAACTCGCTAAGGAGTATGGTATTAATCCTTCCTCCCTATCCTCCTATCTAGGCACTACTATTGATACACTCGCTGTAGTCAAGGAGGCTAATGCTATTGTCTCAGATGGTGGTGGACGAATACAAACAGGAACACCAACAGTTATTATGACTGAGGAATGGTTCGCTTGTGCAGAGGAGTCCGCTGATGCTTATGCCTTCTTCTTCGCTACAACAGGTTCCTCCATATTCGCTCTAGAGCAAGCAGGACTTAAGGATAACTATCTGCCCCTAGGTTGTAAAGATGGTGCTAAGAAACATATCCAATCAGCAAGAGGTAAATGGTTAAGAGATCAGCCATACATCTCTAAGCAGATTAAAGAGTATAGAGAACAGAAGTTGAAGGATGCTAACATTGATAAGACCTATGTCCAATCAGAGTTACTCCTACAGCTTGATGAACTTAAGGAGTTATCTGATGGGTCTGAGAGAAGTAGAGGCCACCTCCTTAAGGTCATCGAATTATTAGGTCGTACTGAAAGTGCCTTCGTTGATACGCTAAAGATAGAGGATGCTTCCGCTAAGAATAGTGTTGATCTACTGATGGAGAAGATTAAGAATCAAGGAGGGTCTGACGTATATGTCCACGAAGAAGAAGACGAGTAAAGAGCAGGAGAGACTAAACTTCGTAATGACTTACTACCAAGGTAAGCCCATACCCTTCTTCGAGGATATACTCCAAGTTGAACTGGATGACCAACAGAAGCAGATGCTTAAAGAGGTTGACTTTGGTTGTCGTATCATGGTTAAATCTGGTAAGGGTACTGGTAAGTCCTTCATGTTAGCGGGTCTCATCTTCTACTTCCTCTTATGCTTCCCTGATGTATTCATACGTACACTGAGTCCCTCCTACGATCAGCTCCTAGGAGTCTTGATGAGGGAGGCTAGGAACCACCACCAGAGAATGTTACCAGAGATTGCTAAGCACTATGAGATAGCACATGATAAGATCTACATGAAGGATATACGTACCAATAGCATGGAATGTGTTTCCGCAAAGACTACTAAGACTGAAAGACTAGGTGGTATGCACTCCTTCACGCAGGTCCTCCTCTTCGATGAGGCCTCTGGTATACCCGATGAGGCATATTATATGTCCTTATCATCTATGGGTACAGCACATGAGGGTGGTTTCGTCATCGGAGTTAGTAACCCAGAGAGGGGAGACGAGTCCTTCTACTACAACTTATTCGCTAAGGATGTAGAGGGTTGGGACTTGATGACCTTTACTGGTATAGCATCTGCTCAGGTAAAGCCTAAGTTCATTCAGGACATGGAGAACCTATACGGACTTGAATCTGATGAATATCGTGTAGCTATACTTGGCGAGTTCCCCCGATCTGATGGTTCCTCTTATATACCTATGTCCATAGTCGAGGACTCCATACAACGTACGGCTGATAGATATGATTACGCTAGACACCCAACAGTTATAGGTGTAGATGTCGCTAGGTCGAAGAGCGGTGATAAGACTGTATTCGCTGTAAGACAGGGATCCAAGTTACTAGATCTAATAGCATTCCAAACAGCGGATACTATGGAGACTGTAGCTAGGCTAAGAGATGTTGACATGAAGTATAATGCCTCTGCGATATATATGGATGCTGATGGTGTAGGTGGTCCAGTGGCAGATAGATGTAGAGAACTACAGATGCATGTTATTGATGTACGTGGTGGCCTTCCTTCAACTAGACCTAGACAGTACGCTAATGTCAGGACACAGTGTTGGGGTGAGATGAGGGAGTGGTTAGACACTGCTGATATACCCGACCATTACGACTTGAAGAGAGAGTTAGGGACAATGAAGTGGGGCTATGATGGTAAGATGGCTGAGCGTCTAGTAAGTAAGAAGCAACTAGTTGATAAGAGGGGTAAGCGTATTAGCTCTCCAGATCATGCAGATGCACTAGCATACACCTTCCATTCCTCTTGCCTCTCTATAAGTACAAGGAAGACTAAGGCTATTACAATACAGAAAAGGGCATGGGTATAATATGATTGAAGATATAGGGGTGTCTGTAGTTGGTACCGCACAGCTGATGGTTCAGAGGGCAAAGGATGCTAATATACTATTGGAGGATCAAGAGGGTAAGAAGGGAGAAGCATCTCTACTATCCCACATCCTACACGCATTCCAAGAGAATAAAGACCATAAAGAGAGTAGTGGTATCAACAGAACATTACTCCAGGTACTAAGACAATATAATAGTGAGTATGATCCCGCAGATCTATCCGCTATCAAAGGGGAGGGAGGCTCAGATATCTTCCTCAATATTACTAGTCCTAAGTGTAGAGAGACCGCTAGTTGGCTTAAGGATATTCTCCTCTCGGAGTACAGCGAGATCTTCACGATTACTCCTACACCAGTCCCAGAGTTACCAGAGGAAATTACTGAAGGTATTAAGGCTAAAGTATCCGCTGAGTTCGAGAAGATGAAGGGAGAGGGCAACTCCGTAGGTCAGACTATAAAGGAAATTAATGAGGTAAAGAGAGACTTACAGGATGCTATAGATAGTGAGAGACAGAAGGAAGCAGACTACGCCTTCAAGATCTATGAGAGATACATCACTGATTCGCTAACAGAGGGACACTTCAGGGACGCACTTGGAGAGGTGATAGAAGATCTAACCATCTTCCCAACAGCAATACTTAAAGGACCAATCGTTACTAAGGAACCTCGTGTTACTTGGCTTAAGGGTGAGGCAGTAGTTACTAAAGAATATACCTTTATGAATAAGCGTATTAGTCCCTTTGATATCTACCCTTCTCCAGAGGCTACATGTGTTGATGATGGTAACTTCATTGAGTACATGAAGATGTCCCGCAAGGAAGTAGCCCAACTGAAAGACGTTGAAGTCTATAGGAATATAGATAAGGTACTAGATACAGGCACAGGTAAAGGCTTCTCTGATCTTATAGATACTAATATAGAGCAAGAGAGAGCGAGTCTGGAAGATAAGGAAGACTACTACGAGGCTAATAAGAATGTCTTCCATTGTCTACACTTCTTCGGTTCAGCTCCAGTGTCCCTCCTCCTATCGTGGGGAATGGAAGATGATGAGCTACTGATACTAGATGATAATGATGAGGTAGATATAGAGGCAGTTCTTATAGGCACTCAGATCGTTAAGTGTCAACTTAATAAGGATCCTCTAGGACGTAGACCATACTACACAGCAAGCTTGAAGAGAAAGCCAGGTTCCTTCTGGGGCGAGAGTATACCCCAACAGTTGAGAGATCATCAACGTATGTGTAACGGTTGTGCTAGAGCCCTAAGTAATAACATGGGCTTATCTAGTGGACCAATCATAGAGTTAATTACTGAGCGTCTAGCTGATGGTTTCCAGATGCAGGAACTTAAGGCTCGTGATATTATACAGACTACAAGTGATCCTTCTGGTGGAGGCTCTAGAGCAGTTAACGCTATTGTCGTACCGAGTAATGCTAATGAGCTACTCGCTGTATTCCAGTTCTTCGAGGCTAAAGCTGAGGAAGTCACACTGATACCTAAGTACGCTAGAGGCTCAGACTTGAAAGGTGCCGCCGCTACTGCTACTGGTATGTCGATGCTCTTAGAGTCTTCAAGCAAAGGTATTAAAGACGCTGTAAGCCATATAGATAGAGGCATCATTGTCCCTCGTGTAGAAGTTGAGTTCTACTTCTGGATGCTTAAGGGTATTGTCCCCTTCACGGGAGATATAAATGTAATAGCTAAGGGTTCTCAGTCCTTGACTCTGAAGGGAAGCCAACAGATGAGGCGTAATGAGTTCCTCCAAGTTACTGCTAATCAGATAGATCAACAGATAATGGGTCCTTTTGGTAGGGCTGAAATACTTAGGGAGATGGCTAAAGACTTGGGACTTGGGGAGAACATTATACCTTCCAGACAAGATCTTAAGATCCAACAAGCTAAGCAAGCTGAGGCTGGACAACAGCCTAGTGATAATGTACTGATAACTCAGATGCAACTGGAAGGTCAACTACAGATGGCACAGATGAAAGCTGAGATTGAACAGTTAAAACTTCAAGCCAAGGTACAAGCTGACCAAGTAGATAACCAGTTAGAAGTCGCTAAGATTCAGACTGATGCTGAGTTAGAAGGGAAGAAGATAGAGGCAACTCTAATGAAGACCCAAATGGATAATGAGGCATTGAGTGCTGATACTAATAAGCAGATTGCCCTATCCATAGAAACAGGAGATAAGATGAACTAATGGTTACAATAACCCCTAAGGAAAAGGAGGCTGTCCAGCGTGGAGATGTCTCTTTACTCTTATCTCTATTAGAGCAAGCTGATAAGAGAGTCGTAGTTAAGCTAAAGAAAGATAAGACAGATGAGACCCGCTTCTTCCAAGGAGCCTCTCATGTTATTGATGAATTAATTAAAATCCTTTCGTAGTCTGTTAAGGGGACTTATTGTCTCTAGAGACACTCACTACATGGAGCTATAATGAATAAGACAGCAGAACAATTACTAGCAGAAGAGAAAGAACTTGAAGCCCTTACCTTTGGTACCCCCTCAGAGACCTTGCCCAAGGACGATGAGACTACCACAGCTGAGACTGATGGATTAACTGCACCCTCTAAGACTGATGGTATGGGCGTACCAGAAGGAAAGACTGCGGAACCGGAAGGCTCTCTGGAAGAATGGAAGAAGCGTTATACTAACCTACGTGCTAGTCGAGACCAACGAGTCTTGACACTAGAAGCATCTGTAGCTACGTATAAGCAGACTATCCTAGAACTTCAAGATAAAGTACAAGGTCTAGAAGCTGGTAGTAAAGATGAAGGGGATATCTGGAAGGATGTCCTAACCGCAGAGGATACAGATGCACTTGGTGAATCAGCTATTGATGTCATCAAGAAAGTAACTAAGAGGGTCACAGATCAAAGCAGGGAGAGTACCGAAAGGGAACTTGCTGAGATCAGAAAGTCCCGTATTATGGAAGCTAATGAGGCCGCTAAGCTAGCCACTAAAGCTAACTATGATACATTCTTAGGTCGCCTACAATCCCTAGTCCCTAAGTATAAGGAAGTGGATTCCGATCCTGCCTTTATTAAGTACTTGAAGGGAGAGGACATTGATGGCTCTATCCGATTCGACTCCTTCGTTTCTGCTGAGCAACGTGGCGATGTAGCTACTGTTGCGAGGTTTATGCAAAGCTTCCTTGAGGGAAGTAAGAAGGTTGATAAGCTTAGTGACCATATAGGTCCTAAGGGTTCACCCGCATCTACCTCAAAATTAGAGAGCAATACTGAAGAGGGAGGTTTCATTACCTCAGCTCAAGTAGACGCTCATTATGATAAGCACGCACGAGGTGGCTATAAAGGTCGAGAGAAAGAGTTCCTAACGATGGAACGTAAGATCGACGAGGCCGCCTCTGCTGGAAAGATAAGAGGTTAGTTCTATGGCAGATTTACGCCCAGAAGCAGGAGATCATACCGGTATTACCATGTTGTCCCCAGTTAATTATATCCCTACGTTGTACTCTAAGAAGGTTCTTCGGAACTTCATTGAGTCCACTGTATATGCGGATATCTGTAACACGGATTATGAAGGAGAAATCAAATCCCAAGGCAACAAGGTTATTATCCGTACTACTCCAATTATATCTACCAGTGATTATTCTATTGGTGGAACTATTACTTATGAAGTACCTGTATCTAACAGTACTGAATTGGTAATTGATAAAGGTGTCGTTACAGCATTCCAAGTGGATGATGTTGAGAAGGCACAGGCAGATATTGAGCTAGTTAATATGTTCGCTAAGTCAGCTGGTGAGCAGACTAAGATTCGTGTAGATACTGAAGTACTTGGCTACATGTCTCTCCAAGCTGATGCCGCTAACCAAGGTCTTACAGCTGGAGCTATTACTGGCTCCGTTGATCTCGGTCTTATCACAGGTGCAGGTAACTCTGTAGATATCACCGTTGACAATGCTGTTACCAAGATCGTAGAGCTCAATCAGGTTCTCGATGAGCAGAACATCCCACCAGAGGGACGTTGGATTGTCCTTCCTGCATGGTATTGTGCATTGCTCAAACAAGGTGACTTGAAGCGAGCTGATGTTACTGGTGATGCTACTGGTGTTATCCGTAATGGTCTTATCGGTATGATTGATAATACCATGATCTATAAGTCTAATAGTCTCCTTACAGCTGAGGATGGTGATACTGAGACTAGTACCTACGTACTCTTCGGTACTAAAGAGGCCAGTACCTTCGCCTCTCAGATTACTAAGACTGATAGTCTACCTATTCAGAATAGCTTCGGACAGTACTGGAGATCTCTGATGGTATATGGTCGTGCAGTAGTTCAGAAGCAAGCACTCGCAGTAATGGTTTGTAAGAAGGCAACTGCGTAAGTAGTATCTAATATGTCTCTAGAGTCTACCTGCTGTATTAAGTTACGGAAGTTAAGGGTGTCTCTAGAGACATACTGAGGAGATTATATGGTAATGAAGAAGCCCGCTAAGAAGCCAACTCATAAGATGCCTGATGGTACAATAATGAAAGGCAAGAAGCATCCTAAGAGTAAGAAGAAGAAGTACTAACATAAGCACTATAAACATTTACTGGATGATGGCCTGTTTTGTAATCAGGTGAACGGGGATCGTTACCTCGATGGTGCTCCAAGGAGAATTGACAGAACGGTAATGTACTCCCCTGCTAAGGGATGGTCGTCGCAAGATGAGTTGGTTCAACTCCAACATTCTCCTCCAACTAAGGAAGGTTCCGTTCATGGGAACAAGCGGTGTTGAATACCGTAGGGCTGGCAACAGTGGCGTTCGATTCGTCATCCTTCCTCCACTTAAAGAAAGATAACTAAAGGTATAACATAATGGCAGATAAGAAGAAAGTATGGGTACGAATTACAACTAGTAACTTAGTAACCACAGTATCTCCAGCATACTTCGATAAGTATAAGAGCGAAGGATGGCTAGTAGAAGTAGAGGATCCTAATAAGGTGGTGGTTAAGCCTCCTGTTAAGAAAGCACCTGTAGCTAAATAGGAGAGAGGCTATATGGACTACTTGACGATGGTCAAAGCAGTACGTTTGTTATCGGGCCTCCAAGGTAATGGACCTAGCTCGGTAACTAATGCTATAGGTATTGATGCGGTCATCGTTCAGATGGTTGCAGATGCCTTCAGAGATGTACAGAATCTAAGGGAGGACTTCACTTGGTTACGCAAGAGGAGGAGCTTCTTCACACAGATAGGGCAAGAGGTGTACACACTGATGGACATCTTCTCCTCTACACAATATGATCTTAAAGATTATAAGCAAGGTAGCTTTATAATTAATGATGGTACGGATAATACTTATCTCAAGGAATTAGATGAGGATACCTATGAACTATCATTCCTCAACAGTGCCGACCAAGGTATCCCCTCCCATTTCTCCATAGATACATCTAATGAGTCCTTATCCTTTATGGACATTCCAGATGGTGTATACACAATATCCTTCCAGTACTACAAAGAGCCTGAGACACTAATAACAGATGGACAAGTACCTTTAATGCCTACAAGTTACCACGACTTAATTGTATATAAGGCACTAGAGAAACTTAGTATCTACAATAATACACCTGAGATATTCGCTGGTTACTCTATGGAGACAGCTAAGATGGAGGGGAGATTAATGAGGGGTACTATTAAACCAAAGAGAATACAAACGAGGCCAATGGCATGAGACCTACTAAGGCTAACTTTGCCCCCTATAAGTCCTCTGTCATAGAGATGGTTGGGGGCATCAATGAGAGTGTCAGTTCGTTAGCCTTGAAGGGTGGCGAGTTGATTGATTGTAAGAATTACATTATGGCTCCTGGTACATCTGGAGGCTATCAGTCTCTAGCGGGATACGAGAGGTATGATGGTAAAGGCGTACCTTCTAGAGCACTAGCAACAGTGGTACAAGTGAAGGGATTAAGTGAGGAAGTCTTCGGTTCCCCCTCTGAGTTTACCATATATGGAGACCCTCTACTGATCTCTGGTACCTATGGGGTAGATGCTGTAGTAAGTATGGAACAAGTTGATCCTCTAGAGGTAGTAGCTAAAGATGATGTATTGACATGGGGTCTGATAGAAGGCTTCATCTCCTTAGTACTGAATAACTATATTGCTACTAATGAGCACCATGAGACAATAGAGCTTGTTAGATCACAGGTACTTGAGGTACCTGGAGAACTACAAGTACTTGCCTGTAATATCTTTGAGGGTAAGATGTACGCTTGGAGGAAGAAGATAGGGCTCTCTGTTGTTGGTATGTACAAGGAGGATCCTGCGGGCTGGATAGAGATAGATACTTCTGGTGCTCCCCTAGTATATGGCTCCAATGATTTCGAGTTCCGTAACTTTAACTTCTCAGCTAATACTGATGAGTTCTCAATGTATTGGGTAGATGGTGTCAATAAGGGTAGAGCTTACGATGGTACTACAGTAGTCGTCATAGATAATGCTGGGATGGATCCACTAGATAAACCTAAGCACATTAGTATACATGCTAACTTGTATCTAGCCTTAGGATACGAAGGAGGCTCACTCCAACTTAGTACAGTAGGTGCTCCACTAGATTGGACTACAGCACCCTACGAATTTGGTATGGGATCTCCCCTTATCGAAGTTGTTGATGGTAAAGAGGACTCCTCAGTTATCTTCCTAGAGAAGGGCATTAAGCTTCTTGTTGGTAATACAGAGAGTACCTTCTCTATCCGTACAGTTGATGATGATAGTAATCCAAGAGTAGCAACTGTTAGAGAGCTATTAGGTACACTAACATATATTGATGATACTGGTATGACTACACTGAGTGCTACAGATGCCTATGGTAATTATAGTGCTACCTCCATTAGTAAGAACTTTAAGAAGACACTAGATGATATAGGACATAATATAGTTACTAGCTGTGTCTCTAGAGACTTAACGCAATACCGTCTATTCTTCGATGATAGGACAGCTATCTGTGTGACCTTTGAGGCAGAGGGTCTTAAAGGAGCAACCCTATTGGAGTATGATAGGAATGTGTGGAGGACATGTAGTGGTAAGACTCAAGGAGGAGCTAAAGGGGAGATATACTTTATTGATGGTACTAGTTGCTTAATCTATAAGATGGATAGTGGAACATCCTTTGATGGTACCTCTATCATAACGAGACTAAGTACAGCCTTCTATCACTATGGAAGCCCTAGACAGCTGAAGACCTTTAAGAGAGCTACGTTGGAGATCAATGGAGAAGCTGGTCAACTATTTAGCGTGAAGACTGAGTTTGATTATAATGAGGGACTTAATGGACCCTCCATTTGGTACGATAAGGAATT